AAATCGACAAATGGCTAAAGTCATGCGTGTGCTTCAGGATGGCTGTGCCAGCCGCGAATGCGGCCTCTTTGGCGTACAGCCCATCGCTGAAGTGGTGGGTGATCATGCTTTACCTTCTGCAAACACGTTTACAAACACAGTGCCGTCTTCCAGCGCTTCAATCTCATGCCAATCGTTTGCCACAAGATTCACGGGCTGCGTGTCTTTGGTCATTACCAAACTGCGGCGCTCGTTGCTGACAACACAGCTTCCGGCATGGCACATGGTCAAATGAGAAAACGTATGGTCGTGTTTTGGCAATCCCTCGCCCTTGTTGGCGTGGTACACAGCTAACGAAGTTCCGTTTTGCGTCACCATGAAGCGAGGGGCGACGGCATTCATAGCGTTTGCGCTCCATCTACTGTTGGTTGTGCTTGCTCTGGTGGTGCAACGTACTCCTCAATCGGTCCGTATGCGCCAGCAACAATGTCTGCGAAGATTGCACGGCCATGCGGCTCAACATCAAATTGGTCGGCGGTAAATGGCAGCACTTCTTCACCAAACTGTGATGTTGTGATTTCGCAGTTGATGCGTGTCTGTTCTGTGTTTGCCCAGCGTGGGTTGGACAGGGATGTAAGAATCGCTTGCATGTTGTTGTCCTTTTAAGAAATACGAAGCCATACAGACGCGCCATTTTGACCGCAAGCTCTGACTGAATACCCCATCAGCCTCCATGTGCCTGATGGAGAAGTGCTGCCGCTAATTGAGGCTTGCCCACAAAATGTTAAGACCCCGCCGTACACAAGTGATGACCCCGCAATGGTGCTACCAGCGGCATTGGTTCCGGCAGTGCCTATTCTAAAAAACCCATAAGTGCCGACAGCCCCAACAGATGCGCCTGCTGTTGCGCTCAAAACCTGCGCCGTTGTAGGAGCTGCTGCCGCAGTGGTCTGCGTGGTGGCATCGCTAAAAGTTATGCCGTTGGTGAAAGTCTTCGTGCCGCCGATTGTTTGGTTTCCTGTTGTGTAAACACCGTTGGTGACCGTGGCTGCATTGCCTGTGACGTTGATGCCCCAGTCCCCGCTTGCGCCTGTGCCAGTAGGCGAGGGTACATCCGTACCGATGGCGAGGCCAAGGCTTGTGCGTGCGGCAGACGCTGTTGTAGCGTTCGTGCCACCGTTGGCGATTGGCAAGGTGCCCGTGACGCCAGTGGTCAAAGGTAAGCCGGTGGCGTTGGTCAACACGCCGCTAGTGGGCGTGCCCAACGCGCCGGAGCTGTCAACTTTGGTCGCAATCGCAGTGGCGATGTTGTTGAACTCGGTGTCGATCTCGGTGCCCTTGACGATCTTGAGCGGGTCACCAGACGGCAACGAGTCCTTGGTCGCAAAGTTGGTGCTCTTGGTGTAGTTACTCATGATATTTTCCCGTCTTTGGATTGAATCTCAATCCGTTGAATTGACAGAGGCGCGCCGTTGATGTTCGACTCGTAGCCCGTTTGCACGATTTTACCGCTACCACCCGCAGAAACGGACAGTGTTTGCAGGGCCACGCCCTCAGAATATTCAGCGATGCCGTACTCACCAATGCCGTACTCCGAGATGCCCTGTGTTGGGATCAGGGCGTTGGCCGACTGGTAGTTCGTCAGGAAGTCAAAGCCCCACTTGATCGTCACGAACTGGTTGGTGCCACCGATCACCACGACTTTGAGGCGCTTGAGCAGTGAGGTGACGTTGGCGTTGCCGAGGTCCGCGTGGTTCGTGTAATACAGCATCCGGTAGTTGGACGTGTAGTCCTGGTAGGTGCTGTACTTGCCGATGTAGCCATTCTTTCCGATCAGCAGGTCGCCGTTGCGCCGTGAGAGCAGCGCTGTGGGCTCAATCGAGTCCCACTTGGTGACGCGAAACGACCCATCTTGCAGCTGCACGCGGGTGTCAAAGCAGTACACCTCCTCGATGGAGGGCACTGTCAGCAGGTAGAACGCCTCTGACTCGGAATAGACCGACTTGATGTTGGCTGGAGTCTCAGCGGCCACGACCTGCATCAGGTCGCTGCGCACGTTCTTGGACAGGTCGCCCAGCGGGGCCGACTTCTCAATGATCGTGCGGGCAAACGAGCGCACGCCCGAGTTGGACAAGAACAACACGTCCTTGCCGGTGGACTGGATGGAGTCGCGGGCGATGCAGCCTATCCCCCCTACCGTGTCGGACAGCGACATGGTGGACGGCGTGGTGGCGTTGGCGTAGACCAGAATCTGGCGCTTGCCGAAGATAATCAGAAAGCCGTTGTGCGCAGCCAAGCCCTGCACCTCGTCCGACCCGGATGGCCAGACGCGGTCCACGTTCAGCGAGCCCGCAGTGCCAGTGCTCCAGATGTGCCCGGCCAACAGGTCAGAGAAGTAGACCGTGTTCTTGACCGTAGCGGTGTTGGCCACCCACAGACGGCCAAAAGCTGACAGCACGATGTCGCCAGACGGCACTGTACCGACGTAGCCCGACTTTTCTGTCACGCGGCGGTATGTCGTTGTGCTCACCGCCGGGTCGTAGATCAGCGGGTCATGGCCGGTTTGGAAGAAGTAGGTGATGCCGTTGAGCGATGCGCAGGACCAGTTGCTGGCCGTGATCGTCGGCGCTGTACCCCCTCCCCCGTAGGTCAGCTCGACCACAGCGTTGGAGCCGTCCAGCTTGAACAGCTTGTTGTTGCCCGCGAACAACACCGTCAGCGTGCCGTCCGACTGCACCAGCTCATGGATGACGCCGACGTTGTTCGCGCCCAGGTTGCCGGACGAGCTGTTCACGCGGGCCCAGCCCTTGCGTGCTCCGATGCGGCCGTACTGGTCGATGATGCAGTTTGTGGCGACCAGCGCAAAGCCAGAGTCCAAATTCAATGGACTGTCTTGCGTGTTCAGACCGAAGAAACCCGGCGCTGCAACACTGGCGGTCTGGAGGACTTGGCTCATATGGCAACGAACTCTTGGTTCTCTGGATAGCGGGTGCCCTCCAGCGCAATGTAGTCAGCCAGCATCGAGCGATACAAGTTGTACGCCTCGGAGCTGTTCAGGCCACCGTCCTCGCCGCGCTCGACCAGAGCACGGGCGTAGGCGTTTTGCACCACCAGCACGTCAGGGACGAGCACCAGCGTGCTGTCAGACGACAGCGGTGCTTGGGGCACAGTCAGCGAGAAGGGGATGTTGTAGACGTTATCTGGACGGGCGTACAGCACCACCTTGGTGTCGCCGTTGCCGTCCACGCCGTCAAAGCTGTAGTATTCGGGGATGCCGCTGATCGCAGGCACGAAGTTCTGGAAACGGTTCATCTCCACGAAGCTGATGTTGCGCATCCCGACGTTGGCGGTCGTGTTGATGACGTCCATCACTTGGAACTTCTGGCCAGCGCCCGTCAGCGAGTAGACGTAGGTGCCTGCCGTGGTGGTGATCGTGATCGTCTGGCCGAGCACGTTCCAGCCGTAGGCGTCCTCGATCTGGCGCTTGGCGTCGTTAACGAACTTGCCGATCAGGGTGGAGTAGGCGGTCTCAGTGCTTGTGGAGACCTGAGTCTCACGCAGCCGGACCAGCACGTCGTTGATGAGTTGGAGGTAGGTCATTGGCGTGTCAACCCTGTTTCTTCAAATGTGGCGATGATAGAAAACGCGCTACCGGATTCTGGTGTGACGCGCAGCTGGTCACCCTCCTCAAAAACCACATAGGCGTTGTCAAACTGGGTGTACGCCTTGCTGGTGTAGGTCACCGCAGTCAGGATGTCAATGCTGGTGGCTGCGCTTGCGTCGTACCACTGGACGGTCAAAGTCTTGGACCCGCCCCCCGTGTTGTGGACGTACAGCAGGTTGAATTTGGCGTAATAGCCCGTCGGCACCGTGTAGAGGGTGCTGGTCGATCCCGCAGTGGGGTTGACGCCGACGGATACTGGTCTCATTTCTTGTTCCTGGCTGAGATGGCCTTGGCTTTCGCCTTGGCGTCTTCCTTGGACGATGCGCCCCAAGCCTTCAGAGACAAGAGCAGCCGGGTGGGCTTGCCATCTTTCATCTCAGGCCCGGGCATATTGCCCATGCGTGCTAAGAAGGAGGCCCTACGAGGGTTGTCGCCCGACTTCACGGGGGCTTTGAGATCGCCCCCGGTTGACGCATTATAAGACGCCCGACCCTTGGCGTTCAAGCCCCCGGTCTTGGACTGTCCTTCTTTGCGCTGCCAGGCGGGCGTCTTCATTTCTTCTTCGCCTTGCCAGCCTGCGACAGCGCGATGGCGACTGCCTGCTTCTTGGACTTGACCACGGGGCCGCCCTTGCCCGAGTGCAGGCCACCGGCCTTGTACTCGCGCATGACCTTGCTGATTTTCTTCTCGGCTTTGGTCTTCATTTCTTGGCCTTGTTGGTGGCTGTGCGCTGACCACGCTTTGGCATGGGCTTGGGCTTGCCGACTGCCACCATGATGGTGACTGGCATGGCTTTCTTGGCCTTCTTGGAATCCATCATCTTGGGTGCTTTACCGTACATGGCGATCTCCGTTAAATTTCAACAGGTTTGCGAGCGCGGCCTATCCGCTTGACAGGGACTGGGGCCGTCATCGGCAGTTCTTTGTTCTCGGGCTCAACGGGCACCTCAGCGCCCTGATCATCCACACGCACATAGCCACCGTGGCCGCGCATGGAGTCAATGTCATGTTGCTGGGTGAACGTCACCGTATTACCACTTGCCAAACAACGAAATGTAGCCATCATTTTCTTTCTGTAGAAAGGGGGCCCTTGGGCCCCCTGTCATTTAGACCATGCGGACTACAACAATTCGCATTGTTGTAGACGCCAAGTCTGCTGTTGAGCCCGACTCGTTCTGGATACGGAACTTGACGGTGTTGGCCGCCGACACGTAGCCGGTAACGGTCAAACCAACCAAATCCACGCCCAAAGACGCGCCGATCACCATGTCGCCCAGGGCCACGCCGGGCACTGTAACGTCGTCTGTCTCGCCTGCGCCGTCAACCAATGAGCCCGCGTTCATAGTGCAAGTGATTGCCCATGTATCGCTGAAAAGGCCACGGAATTGGTCGTTACCACGACGAGATACTACTGCTGATGCTGATGCCATTTGAATCTCCTAAAAAAGGACACCCCCGGCCTAAGCCGGGGGAGTGGTCATTAGGCTGGAACAGCCAAGGCGTAGGCAGCGGAGGCGTTAGCAGCCGATGACGAAGCAGCG